CCACCAGCACGCACGACCTTGAACAGGCTGCGGCCAGAGCCATCCAGATCGCCGTGCATATAGCATTCTTCCAGCCACACGCGGCGTGAATCCGGGTCTTGCATCTCGCTAGGCGAAGTCAGCGCGTACGTCGAGCCGAACTGGTCGCGCTCCACCGATTCAGGCGTGGGCTGCGCGTCGTCAGTCTGGATGCTGTCGACATTCTTGTAGCCATTAGCCTTGAGTTGGCCGATGGTGCGCATGACTTTGTGCGCCTTGAACGTCTCGTCATCAATATGCTTGCATGAGCGGGAGACGTACATCTCTTCAGGCGGCACGTTCTCGACGCACAGCTTACCGTTGGCCTTCGTGCGCTTGAGGGTGACGTCATACAGCATCGGCACTGGCTGCGAGGCGAACTGTTCGAACTGTGCCTGAGCCTGTTGCGCCTGCTGGGCCTGCTGGGCCGCGTTCGGGTCTTGCATCGCTGCCTGAGCCATCTGAGCAAGCTGAGCCTGCATCTGCTCAAGCTGCTTAGCCTTAGCCTTGGCTGCGTCGTCGTCCTCGTACGCCTTCTGCTCCTTGACTTCGACCTCATCGTCATCCAGCATCAGCGTGACTTGCTCGATGGTTAGCCCGGTGTACTCTTCCTCGGTCACGATGGGCGTGTCATCCCACCAGACTTTGATGAAGCCCTTCTTCGACTTCAGCGCGTCAAAGATCCACGTATAAATGACCTCGTACCCGCTGCACTTCTTGCGCAACAGGTAATTGAGATATTCAGTGGCTTGCTTGGCCTTCTCTTCGTCGCTCGGCTGAGTAGCGGCAAACTCCACCACGTTCTCAGTGCCGCAGAAGACTTTAACCAGGGGCGCGTGCATACCAAGGACGGTATTGCGCACAGTGGTATCGACGACAGAAGACCGCCCTTCGATTTCAGGCGGCGCTAGATCGCCCTTGGGGAGGGCGTGGAAGTAATACTCTGCGCGTTGTCGCTCAGTTGCAAGCTTACCGTTACCGCCGCAGTAGCTTTGCGCATCCTGCATTTCGGCATCGGTCAACGCTAATAGCTCGTCGTCTGTCAGTCGGGCCATATTCTAGGGAGGCGCTTCACAGCGTTGTCCCAAAAGGTTGTTTGACTAAATTATATACGGAAACTCTGACGTATTGCCGATTATTAATAAGCTGTGGCTATTTAAGCATGGCCGAGTGCCTTATAGTTCAGGGCGCCGCCCCAGTCCTCATTCGTCATGCTTTCAGCATTGACAGCGATATAGCGCAGATCGTCCGCGCCGTGTGAGTATTCATCGTGCAGCGGGCCGCCAGCCTCCTTCGTAGTCTGATTGATAGCACGGCGGTAGCGCTTGATACACTCAACCAGGCGTGCGCAGTTGGTCTTGTCGATGTACAGGCGACCGAAGATCATGCGCACAGCTCGAATGCCGCTCTCAACATCGAGCGCCTTCTGTGCAATCTCCTCTTTCGACACCACATCCCATCCGAGTGCACTAAGGATCTGCGCCGCGCTCTTGCCTGTCTTGTAGTCGCCAGTGAAGCCGTCATGCGGAAGCCATGCGCGCCCCCAGTTGTAGTTGAGCTTCTTTAGCTCGCCGGAATACCAATCAAGCGTCTTATGCGACTCCTCGATATAGCGGATTACACGCACCTCCGATGCATGACGCTGCACAAGCGAGATAGCCATGCAGTCATTCCAGCCAAGATCGAACACGACATGCACCTTGAGCATCGGGTCGTACGGCACATTGCAGATGCGCCCTTCTGTCTCGGCCTTGCTAAACTCGTTGAAATAGATGGCGCCCACGACTGCCGGCATACACTTGCCCTCCCATATCCAGTTGTATTCTGCCTCTGGCAATGTCGCTTTGGCGTGCAGTCGCTCAGCCTCAAGCACCGAAGTGAACCAGGGATTGTCCGAATGGTTCATTTCCACGATCTTGCAATCTGGAGGACAGTTGGTAACGAAGCGGTCGAAGGTCTCGTCAGTGTCCAGCTCCGGATTGAACGTCACCCAGATTTCAGACCCGTCCTTACGAATGGTCGGCACCAGCACCTGCCATGACCGCTTGCTGACAGTCTGCGCCTCCTCCACCCAAACGATGTCGCAGCCTTCGAACGACTTGATGGTGTCAACGGTTTGATCCGATAGGCCCGAGAATGAAAACTCGGTGCCGTTCTTGCCGCGAATCTCAGTGTCGAGCACACGGTAGAACTTCGAGAGGCCCAAGCCCTCGATCTGATCCTTAAGCAGCTTATGCACAGACTGCTTAATCGACTTCTGCACTTCGCGCGTACAAAGGATGCGAAGCTTGCGGGTCGAACCGAGGATGAGCAGAGCGCGGGCGACGGTCCAGGACTTAGCACTACCCCGGCCACCCCTGGCGCCTTGGTAGCGCCTACGCTCGGTCAACAGGAAGGCAAGCTTGTCTGGAACCTTAGCGTGCATCGGGAGAGACTACCTCGATAGTCCAGTGCATATCCTCGGACTCGTCGCCCTTGTTGATGTCGTCAACCATCTCCTTGTTGGCCTTGAGCAGATTAAGCGGGATCTCGCTGGCGGCGTTAGCCATGCGCGTCAGGACAGCAATACCCTTGAGCGATTCCAGGCTGTCAGCGTCGAGCGGAGCAGCGTCATCGATCTGAGCAACCTTGCCATGAGCGATGCCGGATAGGCGATGCGCGGTAGCTGCCCCATATCGAGCGGCACCGGCTAAGTGTTCGGAGATTGCCTTGAGATCGTCGGCAAGTGAACGAGCGGCCAATTGTTCAGAAACGTTCAGTTTCGACAGCGCGCTCTCAGTTGCAACTATTTGATTTGCAACGTCTTTTACGTTTCTGATCCGTTCAGAAAAGCGGCCAGAGATAGCAGCCTTGCTGACACCGTATTCACGGGCCAGTGACGACGCGGACTCACCTGCTAGGAGTCGCTTCCCAATCTTCTCCCATTGGGCGTCAGTGAGTTTTGAGGGTCTTGCCATTCTCTTCCGGAGCGCTTCACAGCGTATCCGGCCTCGTTGTTGTTACTTCATTTCGTCAGGTACTTCGTCGCCATACTTGGATGCGACGTATGCACGCATCGCAGCAATGAGTGGCGTTGAGCCGCATGAACTGTCATAGTCACTGACATCGATATAGTCGCTCTGGCCGTCATATGCCGTCCCCATGGTCATTGGATGCGTGGCACACCACTTATCCTTACCAGCCCACACCGCAATACGCTCGCGCCTGATGATCGGCCCAGCCTGCGGCCAGTTAGCGGACGGGCGGTACCATTGGCCATTTGCCAGAAAGAGTCCACCCATGTACGGCTTGACCTCGAATTCTTCGGCCTGCGCGACCCAGTAGTCGAGCTGTACGTCATCGAGTTCCGCAACCTTCATCCCTGTCTCTCTTTGCTCAATCCCAGCTCCAGCATCAGCCGTGCTTTGTACGCCTGGTACTGCATCTCACGCTCGCACTGTGTGATCGGGCTCGGGTGCTCGAACCACCGAGCAGCGGTTGTACGCAGGCTTTCGGCTTCGCCAGGCCTCATCGGTACCTGAGGGCGTTGTACCTTCGTGCACTCGCAGTAGTTGCTGCGGTAGTAGCCGACACCCGGCAGACAGCCTGCAGGGAAAATCTCCTTGTTGCAGGTGCCACACATCTGCACGTGCCGCGCGTCCTCGAACGAGCCTTGCGCCGTGCGATCCCCGTAAATGCTCATCCCAGTCTCTCCATGTTCTTTTCGACAATCGATTCTATCGCTAGCTGATCGTCTTGCCAATCTCTGCGGCTGCTCGGGTGATGGCTAGTCGATACGCAGCATGCTCGCCTTCCACAACCTGCCTTGCGTCATACAGCTCTATGCCAAACCAAATGTGATCGAACGCGTTCAAGTCCACGCCCAGCCTAAACGCATCCCCGTCAAAATCGCAGGGATTCCAGATCCACACCGCCCCATCCTTATCCGTCACCCTTGGGTGATCGTTTAAGCCATCAGGCCAGGTGAGCGTTATGCCTGCTGCTCGTGCTGCAAGCGTGAGTAACTGGTGGTCAACCATTCGTTAGCCCTCAGTTGACATGCGAACCAACCATGCCGCACTGGCCGCAACGTATAGGCTGATACCAATCCACATGGCATGCCCAACAGAGCGCTCACTGAAGTCCTCACCGGAATACCACGCAAGTCCAAGCATGATCGTTAAGGCGATTAGAAATGCAAATACGGTGCTAACGTAGGATCTCATCGGCAGTATTCATCCTCATTGAGGCCGAAGAAGGCCAAGATCAGGCCAATCACGATACAGTACACAAGTGCTGCAATGCCGTATTCCATAGTCAGCCTCCAAAGTGTGATTGCTTCAGCTTGCGAAGCCGCGTTACTTCCCTCATCGCAGCAGGCAGCACGTCTAGCAGCAACACGCCGCGCATATCAGCCTTCACCATGTCTTCGATGAAGAGCGCAACGCTCAATGAGATAGACTCGCTGGACTTGATCTCAAGGCCCGTCGCTGCGTTCATTACCTGCCGTATTTCGTCATTCGGAAGCTCCGCAAGCGCGTCGTCCAGGATCGGCATCTTCGCTAGCACATAGCTTCGTAGCGGAGACAAGCTACTCATAGTGCGCCCTCTTCAGCCTGCGCCACAGGATCGCCAGGTTAGCCAACTCGCCGCACTCGTAGTCCATCTCGACATACTCACAGAGCTTGGCGTGACACTCTCTCTCGCTCATCTTCTCTGTCTCCGATGACAAGCTGGGCATGTTGGATGCTAGCCAGTCGCGGATGGTGTCAATGCTTGGTGGCGCCATCCCTGAGTCCCTGCTCGTACGCATCACGAGAATTAAGTGGAACATCCAAGCCGCCAACTCGCAGCCATACCCAACCGGCGCGAGCGAGGCGAGCCAAGACATTGAGCGGGACAGGAAGACAGATTGCTTCGTCTCTCAGCCAATCGCGCCAAGCAATTCCGTAGAACGCTGGCAGCATTTCGGCGGGTCGAATTCGCTTCACAATCTGCACACACACCTCGTATAAAAAGAGCCCGCCGTAACGGGCGAAGTCCAAGATCATCTTGGAGAGGAGACACTTTGTGGCAGGGAGGGAATCGAACCCTCATTTGCGACCGGGAGAACCCCAATCCCCATCCGGAATCGAACCGTTCGCGCGAGAGTCAGAACGACCAACGCGCTGTGCCAACTCCTACCACACTGAGGAACACAAACGCCGCATTCCGCGTTCTCAGCCATTCCGGCGCGCTTATGCGCCTCAGTGTGGTGCCTGTCTTTCCAGGCTGTCCGGCGCTGTCATCTCATCTGCGCCTAACGTCTGATCACCCGCACATTTACCCGTGTGCGGCTACCGATGACTGGCAGTTTGGAGCGGGTGGGGAAGCTTGTTTCTTATTTATAAGTATGGGCGAAAACAGTATAGAGTCAAGCTTTTTGGAAACTATTTATACTGTTTTTCGCCTTATTTTTACAGGCCTTTTCGCTTCTTCAGTCGCTTTAAATATTTGCTCGCAATGACGTATGCTCGGTCTAGCCAATCACGCGAATATTCCCTGGATCGTGGATGGTTCTTCAACCAATCCACACGCTCATCACCGATCTTTTGGCGCAAGCGAGTTTCATAGTTCGCGATGTTCCCAGCCTGGAAGTAGTTGCACTGGTCGCACGCCTTGTGAATGTTCAACAGGTTGTATCTGAGCGCCGAATTGCTGCCGACTGACTTGAAGTGGGAGCCATGCCATGCGCCACCAGTCCAGTACTGCGGCTTGTCGCAGCTGATGCAGCCATATTCGTGGTCACGTACGCGGGCAATGGCGTTCACCACGTCCTGAAGGCGAGACTCCTTTACGCTGGTCTTTTCCGTCGCTAGCTTCTGTTGTCGAGACTGAACGCGCTTCTCGGCCGCCGCCTTCTTGGCCTGAGCCGCCTTCATCTTCGCCAGCTTGGCTAGCGCTATGACCGTTGCGCAGTCTGGAGAGCACCAGGTAACGAAAGGAGCGTGTGGCACGTACTCCTTCCGGCATCCTGGCGCCCTACACTTCTTCGGCTTGACTCGGGCGTAGTTAGCGTTAGGCGCTTTCCGCAGGAATGCAGTGCGCTTCATGCCACCGTATGGAAGCGGAAACCGTCGGGGCGCTTGGCCCACTCGGGATCGTCACGACGGAATACCTTGGGCGGCACGTAGGCTGGGCGGTGCAGCAGGTTCACGCTACGCGGCGTGGCTGGCGTCGGGATAAACTTCTTGGTCGTCTCCTGTACTTCCCCACGTACAGCCACGTGAGCCTTTGCCGTGATGTCGACCTTGTCGTCATCGACAGTCAGCCAACCATGAAGTACAGCGCGTACTAACGTCTTCTTGCGGGTGTCCGATCCTGAGCCGAAGTCAACACGCGAGAACAGCTTGGCGCGGTCCATCGGGCCTTCTGCGTAGATCAGCATTGCAGCTTTAGCGGCTGCGGTATGGGGAGCCAGGCGGGTCATCTCGGTCATTTCGCCACCTCCACTTTAGCGCCGCGCTTCTGCAGTTCGCGCTGGGAGAAATAATGTTTGGGGTGGTTGACTGCGTCGTGATTATTCATGTTGTTATCCCTAGTCTTGGTAGTGTGGTTAGGCCGCGTTGGGCGTGACTTCCATGATTTTTTCTGCGAACTGGCAGGCGTTGGACAGAACGCCTACCTCCAGCATCGGCAGCGCCTTGAGATACCAGCCGATGGCCTTCTTGATGGTTTCGTACTCGCGCGTCGTCAGGTCCAGCAGCTTCGTCGGTCGCATGCTGGCCTTCATCAACGCATCGCAGGCGTCTACCGTGATCTGGTAGAAAGCACGGCTCTTGGTGCGGACGGCTACGCACTGAGCGGCTAGCAACTGCTTGTACAGGTGCTGCTGGCCGACGTTGTTGCACTGTCCGCGCTTGGCGGCGTCAAAGTGGCACAGCAGCGGCAGAGCGATTGCGTCAGCGTCTTCGTCACCAACACGCTGCTTGCCAGCGACCAGGGCGAGAGGCGTCAGGATGTTGCGGGCTGTGTTGTCTCGCTTTGTGCTCATGCCCGCTCCTTCACGCTGTCGCGCAGCGCCTGCTTGATCGCCTTATCCAGCTTTACGTCCATCGGCATCCAGCCGACAGACTCCCAGCTCACTACCTCGTCTATATCGCGGCGGGGTGGACGCTTGGGGCGGAGGTTTCTTTCAACTACAGAAGCAACAGAGCCATCGCTCCACCTGACCGAATACGCGTGGTGATGTCCTAAGCTGCACCCAAGGTGCGCGCAGTGCCGGAATCCGCGATACTCCAGCACCACGCCCTCAAGGCCGTTCCATTCAGGTGCAGACGTAAATTGCTGGCCGATGACTTCCTGTCCAACTTTGAATTGATTGCTCATCCCTGTTCCTCCGTTTTGATGTCTAGTGCTTCGTGTGCGAACCTGATCTGGATCGATAGCAGCGTCTTGTCGCCCTTCTTCTCCCGCCATACGATCCGCTTTGCCCACGCCTTGTGATCGACATTCGTCTCCAAACGGTACGGGATCGCGTCTATTGCTTGCTGGTGTAGGCTCATGCGGCCGCCTGCAGCGTCAGAAGCAAGGACTTGAGCCGCTCCTTGCCTTCAGGAGTCGGGCCTGCAAGCAGTGGATGGCTTTTCACGCCCACCATGCGAACCACCGAGGACGCGTGCTCAGGTAGTGCCAGGGTCGCGCGGTCCAACGAGATCTGCTTAGCGTTCACCGCGTTTGCCAGCATCGCAACCTTGCCCGCCTCGTCCGTCCCGAAGGATGGGAAGTAGGTAGGGCAGCGTCCTTCCAGCTTGGCGCGGTCAATCAGGCGGTTGTACGTATCGCGGAAGGCCATGCGGGCGGCCACCTTGTCGCCCATCTCCAGCAGCGGCGAGGCAGCAGCCATGGCCTGCGCCATCTCGTCGGTCAGCATCGCGGAATCGATTTCCGACTTCGGCATCAAGGCCCAGGCCTCGTCAGCGCCGAGCCAATTGCCGTCGAGTTGGGACGCACAGCCAGCAACGATGTCCGCCATCTGCGGCTTGAAACGGTTCGTCCGGATGTAGTTCCTGGTCGAAGCCATCACCGAGCCTGTCGGGAAGTGGCGAAGCGCTTCCATCCACATTTCGATCCGCTCGTCCGAGAACGCCGGCAGGTCGTACTCGGCGGTCAGCAAGGCGATAGCCTGGGCAATCTCATGCTCCATTTGCACTCCTTTCGAGGTAACGTTGGAGGCCCGCGATGGTCTTCTGCTGGTTGGTCGTTCCCGTAGGGACAACCGACAACGGGGCCTGCTTAGCGCGTTTTATGAACCCATCGACCTTCGGGCCATTCCGGCAAATCAGTTCGATGTCGTCATGGATGGCTTTCTGCTCGTTGTCGCCCATGTGGAACGGCGAGAGCTTGCAGCCATCAACTGCTTGGCAAAGGTCGGCAACGCTGTAGCCGTCGGAGAGACGAGCGCCGATAGCCTTGGCCCGCTTGTCGTCCAGCTTGGCCTGCTGATGGCCCATGGCGAGCTGCCAGTACGCGAACACGTCTTTCACGTCGTCGCTTGCACGGTGCTCCTTGCGACGATCAACCTTTGCCGGCTTGGCAGGAATGACCTCGACTGGTTCTGCAACGACGACCTCGGGAGCGGCAGCGACCGGAGCGCCTTGCGCGTTGAGGGATTCAGGAATCAGGGAAGGGGAATCAGGAATCAGGATGAGGGAATCAGCACGATCAGTTCCGTTCTGCTCGTGATTTTTTACGTCCTGAGCCAACTCATTGATTTCATTGGTGCTTTCCGAAATATCCGGAATCTCAGTACCCGACTTCTTCTCGTTCGGATGCGGGTTCTGATCCTTGTCGAACGAGTTGATGTGGATGTACTTCTTACCGCCGACCGAATAGATCGCGATAAATCCCGAGCGCTCCAGATTAATCAAGAGTGCTTCGGTGTCGCAGTTATCGTAAGGAAGGCACTTGGCTTTGATCCAAGCAGGACGGAACTCCAGGTTGCCCCTGAAGTCTGCAATGGTCCACATGCCGATAGACAGGAGGCGAGCAATAGGCTCAAGGCCTCCCATGATGTCGTCCTCGAAGAACGACGGTTTGATATTGCGAGCGCGGGCCATGGTCAACGCTCCTTCAGCGGCTCGACCGCCTCAACCTTTGCCTGCGCGTGCAGATAAAGGTCGACGAACTCGTTAAGCTTTTTGCGGGCCACTAGTTCAAGGTGGCCCGCCGCATCCTTGGCCGCCCCGTCAGGGCAAGCAAGGCGCCGCTTCTGAGCAGTCCTCAGTTCTACGGCGTAAGCGACGATTTTTTCTTCCAGGTTCATAGATCCCTAGTTGG